CATCGGTGCCGGTGCCGGAGTATTTTGTTTTGCAGCGTTTTCTTTAATCTAGTTTGCAGCCTTACCATAAGATTTTTCGTCGTCAGAAGTTTTGTCCAGTTTAGCTTCAGAAGTTTGTTCCAGTTTAGCTTCAATGAGTTTTTCTGGAGCAGGAGCATTAAGACTAGCGTTAATTTTCTGCAATCGCTCTTGGTCGGCTTTTAATTTTTCTGCTGCTTCTTTTTCTTCATCTTTTGCTACTTGTAGCGCCTCTCTTGCTTCTATAATATCATTTTGAGAAAGACCAGCGCCGCTCTTTTGTATTTTATCAAATCCACCCTTCGCTTTGGCTTCTGCTTCAAATTTTTCCAGTTCAAGCTTGGCTTCCTTTAGGTCTTTTCCTTTTTCGAGGGCTTCCTTTCGTGTGTCTTTCATATCATCTGTGAGGTCTTTACGTTCCTCTTGTTGTTCTTCCACTGACAGGTCTTTAACAGCCCTCTTACCAAATATTTTGTCGCCCAAGGTATCCCCAATTATATCTCTAGCAATATTCTGTATACCTGACATTATATCTTGAATAACAGTTGATATACTTTTAGTCAGTCCATCGAAAACACCTGATATTTTATCAACTATGGATTTGAAAAAACCCTTTACTACATCTTTTAACATAGACATCCCACCTTGTCCCTCTTTTGCCTGCATTCCAAACATACCCAAAACAAATTCAATTATTGTATCAATATTATCTTTTACTGCTTTCAATATATTTGCACCAAGACTCAATATATGATCTTTAACCGCAGCGAGATCGCCGTCTAACAAAGATGATATAACATTGATTATATCGTCAAACATGGCTTTGAAGTTACTAAATGCCGTCTCTAATCCTTTCAATAGTATGTCAAATCCACCACCCTCTCTTGTCATAAATTCTTCAAAAAAATCGTATATTGGTTCGATAACTTTATCGTATAGATCTGTGAGAACGCCAAAAAGTTTATCTTTCACATCTTTCAAAATTGGAAGAACATTTTCGTCAAAGTACTTCCTTATCTTGTCAATAGCCACAAAAAATTTGTCCTTCAATACTACTAAAATTGGAAAAATTTCTTCAAAGAAGAAGTCAATGAAATCGAAGAGAGCTTTTTTAAGTATTTTAAATACTGGACTGTTTAAGAGGAGTGCTAACGCTGGAATTGCAATTGCCAACAAAATACCAACAAACCCCTTCAACATTTTGAAAAACACACCAAAGGTCTTCATAAATCCACCGGGTTTTTTCCCCTCTTCAGGCTCTTTAGGTTTTTCTGATGGAGCAGGACCAACATCTGGGTCATCGTCTTTAAAACGAGCAAACATGGCTTGGTTTTGTGCTACCTCTAAAGTTTCCCTTTGTATATCCACCAATTGTTGAACTGTACCAATCAATTTTTCAATAGAGTTTGAACCAGAGTTACGAGTTAATTGACCTTCATTTTTTAATCTTCCAATAATACCAGAAAACCCTTGTGACATTTGCATCTCAGACATGATTATTTTTCCTTACCTTCTGTGGTTTTTTGATAAGCATTCTTAGCATAAAATGCTGCAACAATAGCAGCAACTGATACAAAGTATGTTGGTGCCATCGAACCTAATGTTTTGCCTGCCTCTGTTAGTCCAATCCACATAGATATTACCACTGCAAATGGGTATAATAACATACCGGCTAATGCAAACCAAGCCATTTGTCTCTGTGCATCCTCTTTCTTATCTTCATTATCTAACCGCATCATTCTCGCATCCATAGTAAGTTCTTCATCAGTCACAACACCATCACCATCTAAATCATATTTTGAAAATTTACTATCAGGTTCAAGTGTTTTTTGTGACATCTTTATCTCCTAGCAGCTTGCCGTCTTTCTTTTTCTTCTTCCTCCTTCAAATGATTCATTAATAAACCGATATATATTTCCCTCTCCCACGGTATCATTTCTTCTAACTCTGTCAAACTATATTTATGATGATGCATCAGTGCAAAATTAAGTTCATAGTAAGACTTGAGTGATGTGTGAGAAAGGGCTATGAAAAAAAACTCTCCATTCCTTGTAAGACAATCTCACTTGTCACTTCTGTTTTTGGGTTCTTGATCTCTACCACATGAGTTAATTTAGGCATAGTGTTGAAAAACTCTCCTATTTTTTCAAACACCTCTGTAGATAGACTATCAACAAACTCATCTAACTCTTTATTCGTAACATCAATCATACTGTGAATAGTGTCGCCATCATGAATCTCATGAATGCAAACCTTCAATAATTTCATTATATTATTCAGTGTTTCAGCTTCATCCACACTTTTGATATCACCAACTGTTGGGTGTCGCATAATTATTTTAATGCTATCATTTACCCCTATCACATTATTGTGATCATCTTCAACTTGAACATCAATAACATCCAAGTTTATTGTAACAGGGACTCTGGTTTCTTCATCGTCAGGACACAGAATACTAAGTTCAACAGTTTCTCCAACAGATTTGCAACGAATCTTTAAAAACAAATATTCAAAATCAAATATTGGCATAGTTTTTATATCAACACTATTGAAAGTGCATCCACCAACAATGTCTGATAGCATGTTATAGGTGTCTTCTTTATTTTCGGCCTCTTGTGCCAGCATCAAGATTTTTTGTTCTCTGACTAGAAAGGGTCTGTATTTAACAACTTGTTGGTTAGATGGTAGTTCTAGTTGATAGCTTGGTGTATCAATTTTTGGTAACGCCATAATTTTATATCCTTCATAATAATTTTCAAAACAGTTTTCTTAAAACTGATGGTACATTTGCTGTAATAGCTCTTTCGACGGTATTTGTAGCCGTGTCAACTAATTTCTCTCCAAGACTCTGACCTCCTCCATCTAACATCAGGTTTTTCCATTCTCTGAATGACCATGCTACATTGGTCTTTGTAATTTCTGTATTTGGACCATATGCAAGACTTAAACCAGTAATAATTTTTGGAAAACACTCTATTAATTGCAGACCAAAAGTTTTTCTGTTATTCATGTCCAACAAATGAATGTTCAAAGTTCCAACATATTCATTATAATATGCTACATCATATGTATCATTGCTAAATGCTAATTCTTGCCATTTTTCAAGCATCATTCTTTCATCTAACCCATTGGGTGATTGAATAGTCATTGTCACCTCATCAGCATATGTTGGACCTGTAACCAGTTCCCTTACTGGACCGTATAATTGATCAGCTGATTTTGGTTGAGTTTGCACACTTCTACCGGGCATCAGGACAGATTCTGCTGCCAGTGAAATGCTTCTAAAGTCATGGGTAGCAAGTTTACCGGGTGGTGGTAGAATTTGAACCTCATATTGGTTTGGTCTACCATATGCATTTTCCTCATGAAATAATGATAATACATCATTCAATGCACCAAATGCGAGAGCGTCTACAAAAGAACCGATTGCTGTTACCATTTTCTTATCCTAATATCTTTTTGCCGTGTCTAGGTATGCAGCTTGGGCAGACCCTTTCTGGAATCTTTGTACTGGTAATAGTGCTGCAACGATTAATTCTTCTGATGTGATGGCACGAAAATCAGATTTAACATATCCAGTTAGATAATGTTTTACAATTGCTTTTGCCATTGGTATTCTTTTTAGTTGTGAATAATCAGTAATTAATCTTGGACCCTTCCCTGACTGCGCTGCAACATTTAAACTACCTCCTCCGTCTACAATTTTATCTAGAAGTCTTATTCTCATTTGGATTGGTAGATAGTGAAAATTTAGTCCCATGAAACCACCAGCAGCTGGTCCAATGGGAAGAACTAATGGAAAAGTATCATAGTATGGTAGTGTTTTTTTATGCTTTGGGGAATATATAAACATATTGAGAGTCCCAAAGTTCACACCCTTTGTTCTTCTGCCATCTCGTAACAACTGCTGTGGTCCCGGCTTTCCAAATTCTTGTATCTTTTCTCGAAACCAATTAACGGATTTTACTCCACTATCTCCCGATTCTGCTTTTGCAGAGTCTAATACGCTTTGAATAAATTTACTTTGTGCCATGTAATTATTTATAACGAATACCTAAATCATCCTCTGTCAGTATTTTAAATTCCATACCATTGTTGTTACACCATTCTGTGGCATACTTCCACTTGGCACTATTCACACCCCAAGCCTTTATCTCATTGAGATAACTTTTTGTTTTTCTTTGTGGTTCTTTTGGGGGTTTTGTTTGTTTCTTGGGTTTGACTTCAATGACAAGTTTTTTGATGGTGCCATCGTGTTGTTTTATTTTACAATAGAAGTCTGGAAAATAACGATGTATTCTACCATCCCAAGGAGACTTGTATGGAACAACTATTTCTTCACTGCCCCATTCAATCACAGATACGGTTCTGTCGCAGTAAACCATAAACTTACGTTCCCATAGAGAACGATAGATTACGTTGTGAACATTCCCTCTATATTTTGAGGGGTTGTCCGGTTTATATTGTCCTTTGTATGCCATGATGTATAAATACTTATGATTACAAGGAATATTTAGACATGGCTGTATTCACTGCATTAAGAAATAAAGTTCAATCAGGTCTTGCTGGACTTGCTACAAGCGCATCTAAATCAGCACTGGGACTAAACAGGTCATCAGGACTTAGATTTAATGACGCTGGTGGTAGCAAGCCTAGTGGCGATGCTGGGAATATGTATCAGTATCCATTAGACCTTGGGTCCACAGGCAATAGCCATTTCATTTCGTTTTTTGTGAGAGAGAGGAAAGCTGCAAAGGTTACTCAGTCTACGAAAAAAGATGTCAATAAAGTAGCACAAAGTCAAACAGAGGTGGACTCAGATGGTCAAATCATCAATTCTCCAGCAACTGAGGGAGGACAGTTGCAGACTCAACGCATTGTTGCCGCTGCTAAAAGTGCAAAGGGAAAACCACATGATGGTAAATCCTTAACTCAAAAACTTGCACCCACAGTTAGAACAAAACACTCAGTTGCACTGTATTTTCCACCTACAGTTACTCAAACATATAATGTAAAATATAATGAGACAGAGATGGGGATTGGAGCGACTCTTGGTGCAGATGTTATTGCAGGATTTACCGGATTTGATACTAATGAGATGAAAAAAATAGGTGGTAAAGCTTTGGAGGCACTTCGTGTTGGTGTTACAGGATTGGCTGTAACAGCAATAGAACAAGTGCCGGGTTTTGCTGGCACTGGTGCTGCTGTTGGTATTGCAAGAGGAAAGGTTAAAGTTCCAAAAATGGAGGTTGTCTTTGAGGGTATTGGTAAACGAAGTTTCTCTTACAGTTTTACATTTACCCCTTCATCTCAACAAGAGGCAGATGAAATACAAAATATCATTCAACTTTTTAGAGAAAATGCAGCACCAGATTACACAGATTCGTTGGGACTTGAAATGACCATTCCTAATACCTACGATATCGCATACTATACAGGTGCAATAGAAAATGGGTATTTGCATAGAATAGGAGAATGCTATTTGGAAAATATAGACGTTTCATATGGTGGAGATAAAATGACATTTCACACAGCTGCGGCTGGAAAAGGTGCTTCACCTACCAGAATTACTATGACACTAGCATTTAAAGAAATGCAGACTATTACCAAATCATTAATCCAACAAGGTTTCTAATAATGTATTTTGCAAATTTTCCCAGTATTGTATATGATGCCACTGGTAATTATAACTTCAAGGTTGTAACCAATCTTCTAAGAAGAGTTGCCTTGAGACAGAAGATACAAGAAAACACTTTGGTTTTTGACACCTATGATGTAAAGAATGGTGAAACGCCAGAAATCCTTGCTGATAAATTGTATGGTGAGTCAGAGTTGCATTGGATTATTCTTTTGGTCAATAATGTTACAGATAGGTATCATCAATGGCCAAAATCATATACACAATGGTTATCTTTTTTGGAAGATAAGTATCCTACAGTTGCAGGTGCATCAACTCAACTTATAGATCAAATTCACCATTATGAGATTGCA